ACGTGAAGTAAAACTTGAAGAAAAAAAAGAAGAAGTAAAAGTTGAAGAAAAAAAAGAAGAAGTAAAAGTTGAAGAAAAAAAAGAAGAACTAGAAGAATATAGCGACGGCGTTAAAAAAAGAATTGCGAAGCTAACTAAAAAATGGCGTGAAGCAGAAAGACAAAGAGAGGCTGCTTTAGATTTTGCAAAAGGTGGTCAAGTTGAATTAGATCAATTAAAAGCAAAAGTTTCTAAATTAGAACCTGGTTACGTAAATGCCATGGAAGGTAAATTAAAGAGTGGTCTTGAATCAGCTAAAGCACAATTATTAAGAGCAAGAGAAGCTGGTGATATTGATGCTGAAGTTAATGCACAAAAAGAAATTGGTAGACTTGGTATTGAAGAATCTAAGGTTAATACCTTAAAAAATAGATACCAACAACAAGCACAAGTAGCACCAGTTCAACCAAGAACATTAGATCAAGCTGTTCAAGCGCCACCTGCAGATCCAAAAGCAGAGGCATGGGCAGACAATAATGAATGGTTTGGTAAGGATAATGCTATGACTTACACAGCATTTGACTTACATGAAAAGTTAACTAAACAAGAAGGTTTCGACCCACATTCTGACGAATATTATTCTGAGATAGACAAGCGAATGAGACTTGACTTTCCAAATAAATTTGGTAGAAAAGAACTATCGGAAGGAACGACTAAACCTACACAAACAGTAGCGTCAGCAACGCGAAGTGTTAAACCTGGTCGCCAAACTGTGAGACTCACTTCATCGCAGGTAGCAATTGCTAAAAAATTAGGAGTGCCATTAGAAGATTATGCAAAACAATTAAAAATAATCACGAAGGAGATATAAGCATATGCAAAAAGATACTATAAAAGCTTCCCGTGCGAGTCAAACTAGAGTTAAAGAAGTAAGAAAACAAGTTTGGACTCCACCATCATCTTTAGATGCACCCCCTGCACCAGATGGATTTCATCACAGGTGGATAAGAGCCGAGTCTATGGGTTTTGACGATACAAAAAACATGGCCGGTAAGCTGAGATCAGGTTACGAATTAGTGAGAGCTGATGAATATCCTGACACAGATTATCCAGCGATTGATACAGGTAAGTACAAGGGAGTGATCGGAGTTGGCGGACTATTGCTGGCTAGGATATCTTTAGAGTTAGTTAAATCGCGTAAGGAGTATTTTGATAACCTTACAAAACAAAAAGACGAAGCGATCAATAACGACCTTATGAAGGAACAGCACCCAGGAATGCCTATCGATATTGATAGACAGTCCCGTGTAACCTTCGGTGGTACAAAAAAAGACTAATAATTTTTTAGTAATTTTTGCCAACGAATTCAATTAATTGTGACTGGAGGTCCGTAAGGACAGGTCACTAAAGGAGAAAATAATATGGCAAACCAAGACGCAGCTTTCGGATTAAAACCCTTAGGCAAAATTGGACAGTCAGCAGATAATAACGCAGCTACTGAATATGAAGTAGCAGCATGTGCTTCAGCTTTTGCTCAAAATGATCTTATGATTACTTTGGCAGCAGGAACTGTTGGCATAGGCGCAGCTACTAACAACGGAGTTCTTTTGGGCTCTTGTCAGGGCGTGTTTTATACTGACTCTTCAACAAATAAACCAACCTTTGCTAATCACCTAGTTGCTTCAAATGCAGCTACTGATATCAAAGCTTTTATAACTGACGATCCTCTTCAAGTTTATGAAGTACAATCGGATGCATCAGGCGCAACTCAACAACTAGACGTTTTCACAAACGCTGACGTTGCTGTTGGCGCAGGTGTAACTCCGCATTTTGTTTCTAAAACTGAAGTGACGGATACTCAATCAACAACTACAGCCAACTTGCGAATCATCGGAGTTTCGGACGATCCTGACAATAGCGACTTAACAGCAGCTAATTGTAACTTTAAAGTGATCATCAACGAACATTTCTACATGACCGCATCTGGCGTATAATAGCAGAATAGGAGAATAAATTATGGCTATATCAAGAGGACAACTAGTAAAAGAACTAGAGCCAGGTTTGAATGCACTATTCGGCTTGGAATACAAAAACTATGCTAACGAACATGCGGAGATTTTTGACACTGAAAACAGTGACAGAGCTTTTGAAGAAGAAGTAATGTTATCTGGTTTCGCAAATGCACCAATCAAAGCAGAAGGAACGGGAGTTTCATTTGACAACGCTCAAGAAACTTTCACCGCTCGTTACACACATGAAACGCTTGCTTTAGCGTTCGCGATCACTGAAGAAGCGATCGAGGATAACTTGTACGATAGACTTGCGTCTAGATATACAAAAGCTTTAGCGAGATCAATGGCTAACACTAAACAAGTGAAAGCAGCTAATGTGTTAAACAACGCGTTCGGAACTGCGAATGGTGGAGATGGTAAGGAGCTTTGTGCTACTGATCACCCTATCGTTACTGGAACTGAACAGAATGAGTTATCGACTGCAGCAGACCTTAACGAAACATCTTTGGAGCAAGCATTAATTGACATTGCAGCTCTTACAGATGAAAGAGGTTTAAAAATTGCAGCTAAAGGTATGAAATTAATCGTGCCTTCAGCTTTACAATTTACTGCTGAGAGACTTATGAAGTCAACACAAAGAGTTGGAACAGCTGATAATGATATCAATGCAGTTGTATCTATGGGAATGATTCCACAAGGTTATTCTGTGAATCATTACTTAACTGATACAGATGCTTGGTTCATTAAAACAGATGTACCTAATGGTCTTAAACATTTTGTTAGAGCACCATTAAAAACAGCTATGGAAGGCGACTTTACAACTGGAAACGTAAGATACAAAGCTAGAGAGAGATACTCATTTGGGTTCTCCGACTGGAGAGGTATTTTCGGATCACCGGGAGCATAATAAAATAATATTTTGTGGCGGACACAGTTCCGCCACAATTTAATTTTAGAAAGAAAAATGAGACAATTTCTAGTTAATATATGGGCTTATGATTATCATGCTAAATTTGAAGTTTTAGCAGAGGATAATCGTGAATCTATAGAGAAATCAATCCTTGACAAGCTAGGAGAAAAGTCTATAAAGTGGGAATCAACGGGAATGTTTAGAGACACTCCCCGTAGAATAACCTATGAGGAGGTTATAAATGACCGAAGACCTATACAAACAGAAAAGGTCCTTGGAGTTAGGGTGGCAGTATGAGTATAATCAACACGGAAAATATACTCTTAATATGGTCGAAATTGATGAGAAAATTAAAAGTATCATCACTGAGATCAAAGCTGAAGAATTTAAAGTTGCTGATAGAGAAAACAAAATCAGTGATTCAGCTGCCCAAGTTTCTGTGGCAACTTAGATAAACGCCACATCGCTGAAAACGTACTTTTATGCAGGGATCCCTTGCACTCTACTCAAATTTCATATATATTTTATTCACTATACAAATTTTAAAAAAACTTAAATGTAGACGCGTATAGTCGACATCCCCTAGGGACTACATTTATTATATTCTAGGAGGAATATTAATATGGCAAACACAACGTTTAACGGTCCGGTTAGATCCGAAAAAGGTTTTCAAGTAGCAACTAAAAATGCAACTACGGGAGCAGTAACAACTAGAATGAGTTCAGGCATGCCTGACTTAACTGGTTTATCAATCTCAGATGTAGCAACAGCTTCTGGTATTACACTAGCAGCAGACACTATTTCTGTAATAAACTACACAGGTGCAGCAGCTGCAACTTGTACTTTACCTGCAGCAACACAAGGTACAGTAGTAGTTTATTGTCAATCAAAAGACACTACAGGTGGAACAGCTGCATTAGTTTTTGATGCAGCAGGTTCTGATGTTTGGGCAACTGGTTCAGTAATTGAATCAAGAGGTTCAAGTGAAGTAACTTTTGATACTTCAGCAGCAAGTGAAACTAAAGTAACTTTCACACCAGCTAACGCAGCAACTAATTTGTTGACTACTAGTGGAAAAATTGCTTTCATTTGTTATGAAAAAGGCACGTGGCATATTGCAACACAACTAGCAGCTGAGACTACTCAGGTTACTGGTGCGTTTGTATTTGCAGCGTAATAAATAAATTAACTCTTTGGGTGGAGTGTAATGACTCCACTCCTAGATAAAGGAGATAAAAAATGGCAGATGTAGTATTAAATCAAACAATTTTTGATGGTGATAAAAAATTAATAACACACTATAATAACGTTTCAGACAGCTCAGGTGGAACAACAACTATTGTTGATGTTTCAGCATTAGGAACAAGTCCAAGTGGAGATACTTGTACTAGAGTAAGATTAAATAAACTTTGGTATAGTGCTTCAATGACGGCTAAAGTAGATTCACTTAGACTACTTTGGGATGCAACAACTGATGCAACTTTTTTAACTTTAGAACAAAGTGGTTATTTTGACTATAGTTCTATAGGTGGAGTAAAAAACAACGAAGCTTCAGGTGTAACAGGAGATGTTAAAGCAACTCTACCAGCTTGTACTAGCGGAGACTCTGCTACTATTACTTGCGAGTGGATTAAAGTATACTAGGGAGGTAACTTATGGCCAACACAACATCTGGCACAGTTACTTTTGACAAAACTTTTGCTGTTGATGAAATTATAGCAGAAGCATACGAACGTATAGGTTCACAAGTAACTTCTGGATACCAACTAAAAACGGCGAGACGTTCTTTAAATGTAATGTTTCAAGAATGGGGCAATAGAGGTTTGCACTACTGGGAAGTAGGTGATACCAATATTGATCTTATTGAAGGTCAAGCAGAATATACTTTTTATAGAGCAACTGGTGATGGAACAAGTTCTACTACAGCAGGCGGAACAACAGGAACATCAACCTATGGTTTGGCTGATGTTTTAGAAGCTACTCTTAGATCCGATAGAGGAGATACGGATCAAGCCGATTCCTCACTTACAAAAACAGATCGAGCAACCTTTTCAAGTTTAGCTAATAAATTATCAAAAGGAACACCTTCTAGATATTTTGTTCAAAGACTTGTTGATAAAACAACGGTCACTCTTTACCCGACACCAGATTCATCTAATGCATCAAAAGAAATTCACATTTTCTTTGTAAAAAGAATTCAAGACGCAGACTCAACATATACAGATGCAACAGATATACCATATAGGTTCGTACCTTGTATGGCATCTGGTTTAGCATTTTATTTAGCACAAAAATTTAACCCACAGGCAGCTCAACAAATGAAATTATATTATGAAGATGAGTTAGCTAGAGCATTATCAGAAGATGGTTCTTCTACTAGTGTTCATATAACACCGAAAGTTTATTACCCAGGAACATAATGACAAAATACGCA